CGGCTTCAGCCAGACGTTGCTTGAGTGCAGTGTCGTAGGCGGCTTGCGAACCCTTGGCTTGGATGTCACCAATCTGTTGGTTGACGTTGCGCACATTCTCAGAGTTGTACAAGGCTTGGCGTCCACCGCCAAAAGCACCTTGGAACTTACGCGCATCAGCGGCACGTTGGATGTCAGCTTGGCGACGAGCCTCACGTGCTTGAACATCTACTACGTTCTGCAAGTACGGGTTCATGTAGCTTTCAACGCTACCGGGTGCACCTAAACCAGCGGACACAGTACCCGCATTGAAGGTACCACCTGTGTAGGCTTGGGGTGCATTGAACCCTGACGTAAACTGACCTGCTTGGAAGTCAGATACACCACCAAACTGATTGGTGGCAGTTGCGGGGTTGTATGCACCCACACCGCCATACGTACTACCTTGAGTGGTAGGAGAGTACGCGCCGGGGGCGGTGAACTGATTACCAAACGTAGCACCCGAGTACGCAGGTTGCGTAGACGCCTTGTTGTAAACATTACCGAGCGCGGTTGTAGCGTTGGATACTGCGGTAGGTGCCGCAAGGCCGCTGATACCTGTAAAAGCGTTGGTTTGAAGATCAGAAGCATCGGCAACTTTGTTGCCGCCGTAGACATCGTAGTCCCGCCCAGCGGTATCAACTGCCGCACTGACTAGACCCCCTACGACAGGTGCCGCCCAGTCCGATACTGTTGATTCAACTACTCCGGTTGCAATTTCAGCCATGACTGCTCCTTATTTAGGCAAGTACTTTTTTGGATTGATCTGCTTGCCTTGATCAGCAGTACCAGTACGCGCCTTACGAACACGCTCCATCAGAGCATACAGTTGTTTGGCACCCGCCTCTGAGTTCCCGTTACCAAGGTGGGACACCACGTCAGCGGGGACGACAAACTCACCACCACTTAGCTTGGCAGGGCGCTTGTTGTCGATGGTTGCATTGATCTTGTCTTCCATGCCGTCATGGGCAGACTTGAGGTAGCCAAGGCCACCTTTAATTGCGCCACCTTCGGCTTTTCTTTCAAAGTAACGTACGCCACCTTTACCGCCAGTACCTTTGGCACCTGTTTGAACACGCTGTGCACCTGTACCAGTTGCAATAGAACGTAAGCCTCGGGGGTCAATACCCTTGGCTCCAGACGCCGCACCGACTGCCGCACCTGCAAGCAGAGCCGCCGTTTTGGGGTTGGTCAAGGCAGTGGTGAGTGCGTTTGCAAGTTTGTCAGTACCACTGGGCGTACCTGTGGGTTTGGTTGTACCTGTACCCGTGGTCTTGGCAGGGCCAGAGCCTCCGGGGATATTACCTGTACCACCTGTTGCGGCAACGTAACCAGACTTGGCAGAGTTAAGCGTACCGTTGGCAATCAACGCTTGAACTTGTTCTGGGGTTAGGGTAGACGTTTCACCTGTGGTTGGATCAAACACCAAGCCGCCACCTTCATCATCAATCATTACTCGGTTTGTACCAACAGTCTGCCACTGACTACCAAAACCACCCGCAGGGTTAAAGTTTTCATTGAACGAGTTCATATTCTCGGGGGAGATGCCGAGGTCTTGTGGTGCCAAACCTTCCAACGGATTAACGTAAGCAGGGTCTTGCATGGCAAGGTAACGCTCACGCTCGGCGGGGGTCAAATTGGCAAGGAAACTCTCGTCCACACCGTCAGGAGTCCGCAAGGTTTCAACTGCGCCAGCATTACCGCCGCTAACGTCCATATCAGCAAGATTACGTTGATCGTCGTATTGCTGTTGATATTCTGCGGCTGCACGATCCCATGCGTCCCAGTCAAAGTCTTCGTATTCTTCCATAGTATTCCCCAAGGTTGGTGTTACACGTGCAGGTTCTTGACTGACGGGCAACGTGGTTTTCTCTGTACGCAGTGGGGACAAGAACTGATCCAGTCTGTCAGCATCTGCACTGGTGCCTGTATCCCGAAGGATTTCGTCAGTTGGGCGTGGCTCTGCATACGTCTGCGTATCGTTACCTGTGCCCGTCCTTGACGTAAGTCCGACATCTTCAGCCACCTTTTCTTCGTTATTAAGCTCGTTGAGGTACTTGGCAGTAAGCGTATCGGATGCACCAAACTCATTCTCTGCACCAGAGTACAACGCGCCAGACTGAATACCACCCCGAACATCATCGGATTTATCATCCAAAATGCTAGTCCCAATTGTCTTGGTTGGGTCAGCATCTGTCAATGCGCTGTAAGTTGCGCTACCCTTTGTCAGAGCCTCAAGGTCAGGCTTGGTTGTTTCTGTCAGATTCCTGTCAGTCAACGAGGCAATCCCCAAATCATCCGCAGTACCAGACGTACCGCCTTGCTGATTCGTTACGAGGCTACGCAGTCCAATGTCTCCCACATCCGAGTCGGACATGATGTTGGATGGTTGGTAGGCGGCGGTTTGAACACCCCGATCCTTACCGTAATCCAGCATATCGGAGACAGCCGAGGTGTCCACGGGTGCGTTGGCAATACCTATGTCGGACGCCATCAGGTCAGTTGGCGCGGTAGAAAGCTCGGTGCCAGACAAATCTGCGCCAGCTTCCAGTTGAGGTAGGTCAGTTGCGGCAAGGACAGGGGCTTCAACAGCGGCAGTCTGGGCACCGGGGATGTCTGCGGTGACCTCACCCGCACCTGCGGTATCAAACCCAAACTCAGGCGTTTCAGCCGCATCAGCAACACCTACACCAAAGTCAGTTGGGGTTGGTGGGCCAACCATATCAGAAGATGTTTGGTCAAAACCAAACTGGTCATCGGGAAGTTGGAACTGTGCTTGATCAAACCCAAACTGGTCAGCCGTTTGCTCGTTTGTTGCAACTTGTTGATCTTCAGTGGCTTGCTCGGCAAAATCAGCATCTTGGGTTTGAGGGAGGAACGCAAGAGCCTTGTTGGTCGGAGCAAACTGCACGGGGGCAATGTCCGAATCTTCCATGCCCACAACACCCGAAGTACCTTTGAACTGACCCCATGTTTCTGCATCGGGGCGATCTTCACCCAACGACTCCTGCGCGTAAGTGCGGTCGGCGTAATCTTCAAACCCAACGTCTTGAGAGAACTGATCTTGGATGCGCCCTCTGACAACATCCTCGGCTACGTTCTTGTAGTCATCAGGGATGCTTGACACGTCAGTCGGAACGGACGGCATAAACGCCAGCAAGTCTTCCGAAGTGGGCGCAGGGATGTCGGCGTCAGGGCCGTAGATTTCAGCGTAAGTTTGGGTGTACAGATCAGTGGCTTCTTGCACTGTGGTGGCACGTGCATCAGCAAACGACTGCAATGCCGCCAGTGTTTCGGCTTCATCTTTGACACCAAGGAACTGCGCCGCAAGTTCAGGATCGTTTGGATCAAAACGGTAACCTTCTCTGAGGGCGGCGGCTTGCGCTTCAGCCAAGTCGGTTGTCTTGATGTCAATGTAATCTTGCGCGGCGGCGGCTACGTCACCCGTCTTAACAAGCGCATCAAGTTGTTCTTGATTGAGTGTTGTACCAAGGGCTTGCTCAACTTCAGTCTTAGCCGCTACTGTGTCGTTGAACGCTTTGGCAACAAGCTGTGCGTTGGCTTCTTCCTGTTTTTGGAAGTCTGCAACTGAGGTATCCAGTGCTGTCTTTTGCTGTACCAACGTCTGTTCAAGCGTAGGAAGTTGAGTCTTCAACCCATCCAACTCAGTGGACAAGGTAGCCAGTTTTGTTTCAACAGTAGCGCGTTCAGCGTCATACCCGGGGATTGCATCGTTGACAAGATTCGCGTACCTATTGACTTCTTCTACTGCAACTTCCCCTCTGTCGTACCCCGCCTTTAACTCGTTGTATTTGTCAAGGTTGGCTTGGATTGCCGCACGTTTTGCTTCAATAGCTTCTGCGCTACTGTTGTAGTCTTTGACAATCTCATCCTGTCGTTTGATGTTGCTCTCCAACGCTTCACCTGTTTTGGTGGCGTTGTTGTAAGCCGTTTGCAGTGTCGAGCTAACGTCTTTGAGTCCTTCTTTAAGGTAGTCTTTACCTACACCAAGCATACTGCTCAATACAGAATTGACAACTGCCTTGTCGGTATCCTTACCTAAAACACCAGCGGCTAAACCTGCGTTCACAGCACGTTGTGTAGCGGCACCCGCCGCGCCGTAGTCTTTGGCTAGATCACTGAAGCCGGGGATTTTTGAAGTGACTTCGTTGACACTCTGCATCACCCCCGAGGTAAGACCTGCGGTCAAACCACCTTTAATCAGCATCTGAAGCGGATCACCTTTGCCAGTGATCACTGAACCCAGCGCGGCTTGCGTACCACCACCAGCCATAGCACCAGCAACTTTGCCAATGTTTGCGGCAATCGAGGTGTACCCAGCTTCAGTAGCGGCAGTGGCAACAGACTTGGTAACTTCTCCTGCAATAGATGCGCCAATATACGAGGTGACACCCCCTACTACGGCGCTTTTGAGTGCTTGTGAAACTGACGCGCCCTGCGCTACGGATAGACCCGCCGAGATAACACCCGAGCCAATCGCAGTAGCGACTGCGGTAGAGACAGTGGCGGTTGTAACCGCGCCAACAAGTGCAGAACCAATTACGGCTGCAACTCCGGTTTCAACGGCAATGACGCCAATAAATACGACTGCTGCTGGCATGTTATAACTCCATTACGTATGCAGTCATCGGCTTACCTTTGACATCAACTTTAAACGTCTTTACAGGAAGACCCGTCATCTGAGCAAGGCGTCCATATCTGTTATCCGGTGTGTAGGTATAGGCGGTCTTAACATCAATATTTCTGAGGTAATCGGCAAGTTTTTTGAAATCTTCGGCGAGGTAGCGAGGCTGTGCTTCGGTACCAATCGTGTGAATTTCAACAACGCCTTTACCACGAACCATGACAAGAAACAGCACGTTACCAAGGTGCACGAGTTTGGCACCTTCTTCTTTTACGATGGCGGCAAGTGTGCCAAGCATCTGTTGGGCTGTCTTGTCCGAGCCAGTTTCTTTTTTAAAATAGTCCAGCGCAATCTGGATGATCCGATCCTGCTCTTGCTTGTCCATCGCTTGTTCTTGCTCTGCCATATCAGCCTACTTTCCAATTTGTGCCGTCTGAGTACACAGGCACTTTAACAGCGCCCCCTCCAACGACTGTGGCCCCGAACGTGGGGCCAGTTGCATTAGTTACGAATGATCTTGCCCCTACCCCCGCTTCTGCCGCACTTGGTAAATCTGCTACGAGATATACAGGGGGCACCTGCAACAAGTTAACAGCGGCGTTCAACTGCACGAAGTACAGCCGCAAGATGTTGTTAAGTTGATCTTGATACGGGCGGTCGTACTGTTCCCGCGCCAGTGGCAATGCTGGCGGGGCTACTTGGTTAAGGAGGTTACGACTCATGAGTTACCTCTGCGACCATCAGGCTTGATGTCAATACGAGGGGAGCCAAGTTGCCATGCAACACCCAATGCTTCCGACGATACCTTGATCGCCAACTGACGACCGCGAATACGTACAAACACCTGCCCAGTAAATTCCTCAACAGGAACCGTAGCAGTGCGGGTGATACCAGCATAGTTAGAGCCGCCCACGGAAAGTGGGTCGTTGTACCCCGAGCCAGAGTTCTGCAACGGGTACAGAGTCATGGTGATCGAAGGACTTGCGGCGGTCGAGTTGCGGAACGTCACGTCAGGCAACATGCGGTAGATGAACATGAACTTGTCACCATCGTCGATGTCAAACTGCGCGGAGGTGATTGACGCTTCAATCGGCGCAACCGTACCCGATGCGTCATCGTCATACCCAGTCTCGTGGTTTACCAAGTTATTAAGGTACGTGGCGGCAACTGGGGTTGTGGACAAGCCAGAATCCAGCCATGCAGTGCGTGCCATGTTGCCGTAGTACCAGATGTCTTCAAGGTAGTTGTAGACCACGTAGCGGTCGATCTGGTCGGAACCTGCCGAGCAGTAGAACCACCAGACTTCGTTAAAGCCTTCGTTTGTACCTGCATACACCTGATCAAACTGCGCGGTATTGATGTCGTTAAAGATGTATTGGCGTAAGTCACAACGAAGGGTCTGCGTGCGCCCGTCGTACTTGTAGAACTTATCCACGCCCATCCAGTAAGACACACCATTGGCGTATGCCACAGCGTTCTCACCCGCAATAGAGATGTTGTCACCAACGAGGTCACCTTTCCACACAACAGGAGCACCCACATACTGCAACGAATAAACCGTTGAGTCCGTCCACACCAAAATCTCTTGGCGTGATTGAAGGGCAGTCACAATCTGCGAACCGTGTGAAAGTTGTAGGAAACCTGCTTGGTTTGTGGCACTCGGCGTCCAGTCCGTTACAGACTCTTGGTCAGCCCAGCGAATCAGCATGGGGTTGAACGTCGAAGACCCGTACTCAGTGCACCCCATTGCAAACACAAATCGGTTGATGTCCGATATGGTGATGTAGTTTTGTTTGATCGGCACATCGGAGGCGTATGCAAGATTCGCCACATTGATGCCGCGAGTTGACAAATAATGCGTACCAGACTGAGTGCCTGTGGTCACAATGGGTGTGCCCCCTGCGGTTGCCGCAAGGTTGCAAGTGTTGCCAGAAGCGTTCACAACGTAGTACACAGTGCCGGGAACCAGACCAGTTGGCAACGCACCTGTGGTCAAAAGCTGAACGGCGGTATTATCTGGAAGCGCGGTGACAAACGTCACCACACCGGGGCTGGCAATCGTGATCGTGACTGTGGTTGTGCGATAACCTGTTGTGGCATCCCAGTAGTAGATGCCGCCACCGCGAGGGCCAAAGATCAGGTCTTCGCCAAAGTTGGACTGGCTCCACAAACGTACAGGGTCAGTGCCTGTGACGCCCACGCCCCAAGTGCCCGAACCCCAAGGGCCAGCGCCCCAGCCTGTCAGCGGAACCGCATACTCAGGGCCAGAATCAATCTCGTAGAAGGCATACACGCCTGTGCCACCACCTGCACCAGAAGACGTTGCCGTACCGGGGACAAGGATGGTGTAAGTTGTGACCCCAATTGCAGTAATAAAAAAACTACCTGTGAGCACAACACCATTGACAGTCGGCGCGTTGTAAAAGTCAACGTAGTTGTTAACTGCAAAACCACCAGTTGCATCGGTGACAGTTACCGAGGTGTACGCTACACCACCAATCGTAGTGTTGGTAGAGGTGGCAGTTGTGAAGGGGTTGGCACCCAGTGCATGCGTGAAGTCGTACGGTGTGGAGTCAAAGTATTGACCACCGCTTGATACGTAGAACTTGAGATTGGTGCCAACACCGATGAGCTTCTCAGAGCCAAGTGTCACCCATGTCCACAAGGAACGGCAAGTTCCCAAAAACGTGTTGGCAGATACTCGCACCCAGCCGCCGATCTTCTCGGGCGTGCCTTGACGAAACCGCACCTTGTCCGAATCGTACCAACCGTTTTCGTTGGTATATCGGGTGTTCTCACGGTTTACGCCGGGTTTGAGGACAATCTTTTTTAATGGCACGATTTACCCCACGTTGCGTTCAAAGTGCGGGCAATCTACCAAAGATTTGAAGTTACCGCCCCAGCGGTTTTTTGGGTGTAAAGACTCCCAATATGTACCTAGCGGAGCCAGAACGCCCTTGTCCCAGATTATCTGCCCATCCTTGAAGAAGTTCAAGTCGATAGCACATCTTTTGAGGTGAATGGAGTTCATAGTT